TGCGCAGCGCCGTGGATGACCACGCCGTTGAGGAGTGGATTTCCGGGAAACTGGACGGCCTGCTGGGCGAGGCGGGCATCTACAACGGCAAGGACCCCTACACCCCCTCCGGCAATCTCCGCAGCTTTTCGCAGCTCCACTACGCCTACACCCTGGAGAACATCGTCAAGGCGATGAAGGAGGGCCAGGAGGAGCGCGGCGGCAACACCTGGGGCGCAAGCGCCAAGACCCTGCAATCCGTGGCGACGCCGGAATACCGCAGCATCCAGGAGATCAAAGCGGACAGCGGTCGGCTGGGCATGGACGAGGGGGCCGAGTATGAAGCGAAGCTCCAGGCCATTGATGACCAGATCGGCAGCATCATCACGAAGATCAAGCAGGGAAACAAGGCTCATTCCGACAATTCCTTCGTCGAGAGCGACATCATCGGCAGCATCCTGGTGGAGACGGCCAAGGGCAAAAAAACCGTGGATGCCATCATGCGGGCTTTCTCCAAAGAGGGCTACAAAATCAGCAGCCAGACGGCCCAGGACATCCAGACCGCCTACAAGGCGGCAGCGGGAATGCCCACCGGCTACTTCGAGGCCAAGCCCCAGCGGGCCGTGGGCTTTGATGAAGTGCTGGCCGCCGTCATCCCTGACGACAGCAGCCAAAAGCTGCGGGACGGCCTGGAGCAGGCCGGTGTGCGGATGCTGGAATACAAGACCGGAGACGACACGGACCGCCTTGCCAAGATCAACAGCGTGGACGACGCCCGCTTCTCCCTCAAGGCTGGGACGGAAAGCAAGAGTGTTGCCGCCTTGCAAGAGGAGAACCGGCTGCTGCGGGAGCAGATGAAGGACTACATTGCCCTCCAGCGCCGGAACGGGACGCTCCAGGAGAGCCGGGACTACTGGCGGGGCCAGACCCGGAGGACCCAGCGCGTGACCACGGACAAAAAGGCCGTGACCGCCGCCGCGAAACAGCTTATCCAGAACTACGGGGCCGACATCGCGGTGAAGGACATCCAGGGCGACCTCCAGAGCCTCTATGACTACATCGCCAGCGGCTACGACGGCAAGGACGAGCTGACCTACACCGAGGCCCGCCGCCGGGCGGAGGACATCGCGGAAACCCTGGTGAGCAACGCGGTGGCCGTGGACAGCGATATGTACGATGCGTACAGCGACCTGCGGGACTACCTGCGGACGACCAAGATCATCTACGGTAAGGAGTACCACGGGGACATCGCAGACTACGGCGACTTCCGCAAGCGGCAGTTCGGACGGCTGAACCTGGGCAGCGAGGGCCACACCAACATCGACCAGGTGTACCAGGAGCTTTCCTCCCGCTGGCCGGAGTTTTTCAGCGAGCAGGAGCAGACCCATCCGGCGGACCAGCTCCTCCACATCGTGGAAGTGCTGGACGGCATCAGCGAGATCAACGAGTACAACCCCTTCTCCCGCTACATGGACCAGGCCGTGACCGGCGCGGCGAACGAGATCATGGAGACCTTCTTCGACCTGCCCCAGACGCGAAAGACCTTTGCGGACCAGCAGGCATTGAAGCTGGAGAACGCCAAGGCCAAGGGCCGGGAGCAGGTCCAGAAGGTGCGGGAGCAGTACACCACCCGCCTGGCAGAGCAGAAAGCCCGGAGCGAGGAACGGCTGGACCAAGCCATCCTGGGCGAGAAAATGGCCGGAGGCCGGGAACTTGCCAAGCAGAAGCGTTTGGATGCAGAACGGATACAGAAGGTGCGGGAGCAAAATGCTGCCCGCCTGGCGGAACTGCGGGAGCAGAACCGGCAGCGGGTACAGAACGCCATCGCCAAGGAGCGGGAGACCCGCGCGCGGCAGATGGACGCTCTGAAAGACCGCTATGCGGCCAAGGACGCGGCGGGCCGGGAACGCCGGGCGGCCCGTGAGCTGCGGGCCAAAATCACCCGCCACGCCAGCGCCCTGTCCCAGAAACTCCTCCGCCCCAGCGACCAGCACCACATCCCGGAGGCCATGCGCGGAAGCGTGGCTGCTATGCTGGAGAGTATCAACCAGGAGAGCCAGTACACCCTCGACGAGAACGGCAAGCGGGTGAAGGATGGCAGCGGCACCCCCACCAAGCGGACCGAGGCGTTCCGCGCCCTCAAGGAGCAGTACGCCAAAATCGTGGCCGAGGGCGGGGATATGGTCATTGACCCCTCCCTGCTGGGCAGCGACGCCGACGGCATCAAGGGCGGCTTTGATGCGGTCATCGCCATGAAGGACACCAAGCTGGCCGACATGAGCGTGGCGCAGCTTCAAACCGTGTGGCAGGTGGTCAAGGCCGTGGAGCACAGCGTGAACACGGCGGGGAAAGTCCTGTCCAAGGCCAAGTACGCCAGGACGGCGGACTGGGCGCAGGCTATCTCCATCGGGACCAGCAGCCGCCGGGCCAAGAACAGCCTAACCCGCAACCACGCCCTCATTGACCTGGAGACCCCGTACACCTTCTTCTCCCATTACGGAGAGGCGGGCAAGGCGGTCTACCGGATGCTGCGGGACGCGCAGGACCTGCAGCAGCTCATGGTGGACCATGTGGCCGAGGAGGTCCGCAAGATCGTGGACCCCAAGACGGTGAAGAAGCTGGAGGCGACCACGCATACCTTCACCACGGAGCGAGGCGAGAAGCTGACCCTTTCCACGGCCCAGGTGATGGAGCTGTACGAGCTGGTGAAGCGCAAGCAGGCCCACGACCACCTGCTCAAGGGCGGCGTGGTCCAGCCAGAGATCAAAACCTCGCAAATCCGGCGCGGCACGGACAGCATCCGCCTGACGGAGGGCGACCTGGTGAACATCACCGGGACGCTGACACCGGAGCAGGTGAAGATCGCGGACGGCCTGCAAGGACTGACCCGTGGCGTGCTGGCCGACTACGGCAACAAGGCCAGCATGGAAGCCTACGGTTACAAGAAGTTCACCGAGAGCGACTACTGGCCCATCAAATCGGCCAAGGAGGGCCTGCACAGCAACATCGAAAAGGGCGGAAACAACACCCGCTCCATTAAGAACATCGGCATGGCAAAGACCACGATGCCCCACGCGAGCAACGCCCTGGACCTGGCGGGCATCTTCACCACCTTTGCCAACCATGCCTCCGACATGACGGACTATGCCTCCTGGCTCTGCGCGATGGAGGACATCAACCGCCTGTTCAACTACCAGTTCCGGGACGAGGAGGGCAACCCAACCGGCAAGACCATCAAGAGCCTGCTGGACCGCGTGGGCGGCCCCAACAGTCAAGTATACTGGCACAACCTGATGGAGGACATCCAGAACGGCATCAATGCCCGCAGCGACACCGCAAGCGGCTATTTGATTGACAAGACCATCGGCAACTTCAAGGGCGCAGCCGTGGGCGCGAACATCCGCGTGGTCATTCAGCAGCCCACGGCGTTCTTCCGGGCGGCGGCGGTACTGGACCCCCAGGACATGGCGCGGGGCCTTGCAAGAGGCGTTACGCGGGGCAGCGGATGGAAGAAAGCCCTGCAATACTCCCCCATCGCCATGCGGAAGGATGCGGGCGGCTTCGACATCTCCAGCCCCTACCAGATGACCGAGACGCTGTTTGACAACCGGACGAACGTGCGGAAGCTGAACGACGCCCTTTCCGCCCCTGCGGGCGCGGCGGACGCCGTGACCTGGGGTAAGTTGTGGAACGCCTGCGAGTGGGCCACGGCGCGGGAACACCAGGGCCTCACCAAGGGCAGCGAGGCGTTCTACCGGCAGACGGCAAAGCTGTTCGCGGAGGTCATCGACCAGACCCAGGTGGTAGACGGCGTTCTCCAGCGGTCCCAAATCATGCGCTCCAGCAATGCGATTTACAAGCAGGCGACCAGCTTCATGGGTGAGCCTATCATGAGCCTCAACCTGCTGATGCGGGCCTATGACCAGGTGCGCTACGAGCAGAACAGCCAGAAGCGCGGCAAGGCCATCAAGACGATGGGCCGGGCAGCCACGGCCCTGGTGGTGACGAACGTGGTCAACGCTCTGGCCCAGAGCCTTATCGACGCCATGCGCGACGATGACGAAGATAAAAAATACTGGGAGCGCTTCCGGGCTGCGTTCACCGGCATCTCCGGTGACGAGGAGACCCCCTGGGAGAAAGCCTGGAACGCCATCATGGAGGGCAACGTCGGCAGCAACATGAACCCCCTGGGTCAAATCCCCTTCGTAAAGGACGCACTGTCCATCATGCAGGGCTACGACGTGTCCCGCACGGAAATGGAGATCGTGTCCGACCTTATCCAGGCCGGACAGACGGCCATCCAGAGCGCCGACGGCCAGGGCAAGCGGACCAGGGCCTACGCCCTCAAGGGACTGCTGGCCGCCGGGGCAAAGATGTTCGGCATCCCGGCCTCCAACCTGACGCGGGATATGTGGGGCCTGGCCCGGAGCGCGGCGGTGGAGACCGGCAACATCCCGCTCCAGTATGAGTTGGAAAAGGCTATCTACAACATCTCCAACACCGGCAACAAGAACCGCTATTACGCCATTCTGTACCGGGCGCTGGAGCAGGGCGACATGGACACCTACCAGCACATCAGGGACGACCTGATGAACAGCATGGGCGTAGACGGCGCAAGCATCGACAGCGCCATGCGGAGCCGCTACAACAAGGCCGTTGAGAAGGACCCGGACTACACCCTGCCCCAGAGGGCACGGGACCTTATCGGCAGCAGGGACAAATACGCCCCGGTCAAGGAGAAGGAGGAGACCTTCGGCGCGGACGACCTGGGCAGCAGCGCCTACCGGGCGTACTCCGACCAGCGGGCCAGCGACTACCGCAGCATGGCGGACGACCTGACGAGCAGCCCTATTTTCCAGGGAATGGACGACGAGACCCGCGACAAGGTGCTCAAGGCGGCCTATGATCTGGCCGACAAGAGCGCCCTGGCGGACCATTCCGACGGGCAGTACGAGGTCAGCACCAAGTGGATGGCCCAGGCCGACGACGCAGAGGCCCAGGGCATCGAACCCTGGGAGTACGTCCTGTTCCACATCGCCTATAACGAGACGGAAGGGACCAAGGACGCAGACGGAAAGACCGTGAAGGGCGAGGCCAAGAGCGACCATGTGCGGGAATGGCTGGAGGACTTCTCCGGTCTGACCGACGAGCAGCGGGCTTTCCTCTGGGGGACCGTCTACACCAGTGAATGGTAAAGAAATAGGAGCAGGTTTTTCCTGCTCCTATTTTGCGTCTATATAGCCATCATCATACCCGGTAGAGTACCCGTCAGAATACCCACTTTCGTAGTAGTCCTCGTATTCTCGTTCTGCATCCTCTACACAGTATTTGCACAAAAAGGCATGGCACACCGGGCAACTACCCGCAATTTCGACATTTTCTTCTCCACATAAGGAACAAGTCCCTTTTAACGGCCTATTTTCTGGCGCGTCCCGGAAGATGGATACGGCGAGAAATGCACCGCATAGAAAAACTGCGGCCAACAGACTGCAAGCCCATATCAAGATAGTTGAACGAGTTTGTTTCTTCATGGCGACCCCTCCTCACGGCCTGCATACGGAGCAGGCGTATTTGCCGTCCCGCTCCGCGTCTGCGGGCGTTTTATAGTAGACCTTGTTTTCCTCCAGGATGTTGTCTGCATAATCGCAGGTAATCCGGTGGTACTTATCGCTGTTGGCGCTTGCCACCACTTCCTCCGCCCGCTGGGCGCTCACCACCGCCGCCTTTGCCGCCGGAGCTGCCGAGGCGGGCCGCGCCGCAAAGAGCAGCGCTATGGCAAAGAAAACGGCACAGAGAACCAGGGCGATATTGCGCTGCAAGACATATTTCCGCTGCTGCTTCTCCTGTTCTGCGTTTTCTTTCTCAAGGAGTGAAGTGCGAATTTTCAGATATTCTTCATTTGTCATTTCTGTTCCCTTTAGGCTCATAGGGCAATCCCTCTCTTTCAAATTTTTATCGGCTTCGGGGCGAAAAGGACGTGGGGCTTTGATATGCTCAATGGGAAAGGCAGGTGATACCAATGGAGTGGAACATCATTGTGGGACTGGTATGCACGGTGCTGGGCGCTGTCATCAGTTATGCCACCTTCTCCCGAAACAAGGGGAAAGACGACAGGAGCAGCGGCCAACAGCTCGGCACCGTTTTGACAGAGCTGGGGTACATCAAGTCCAACACGGACGAGATCAAGACGGAACAGCGAGAGCAGCGCAAGACCAACACAGCGGTGGAGGGCCGTCTGGCTGCCGTGGAGGCCAGCGCCAAGTCCGCACACCACCGCATTGACCATCTGGAGGCGGTACGAGATGAAGAACATTAAGACAACCACGCGGCGGCTGTTCGTGACAACGCAGATCGCCGCGCTGGGGTGGGTCACGATGTCCTACCTCATCGCCCTGTACGCCACGGTGCGCCTGGGCCAAGTGTTCCCGGTGGTGGACCTGTCCGAGCAGGCCATCGAGACCATCCTGGGCGTGAACGTCCTCAAGGTGGTGGAGAACATCTTCGAGCACAACGACGGGGTGGTGTTCGGCAAGAGCAACGCACCGGAGAAGAAAATCAAACGAGATTGCTAAAGGAGGAAATCGAAATGAAAACCTATATCGGCACGAAAATCATTGAGGCGGTCCCCGCTATTCGCATGGGTTGTAAGGTCTACGAGGAGGACCAGCCCATCCCCAAGAGCGTGTTCCCCGTGGAGGAGGGCTATAAGGTCCGCTACCCGGACGGGTACGAGAGCTTTAGCCCCAAGGCAGTGTTCGAGGCGGCGTACCGCCCCATCGACAGTATGAACTTCGGTCTGGCTATCGAGGCCATGAAGAAGGGGCAGAAGTGCAGACGGGCGGGCTGGAACGGAAAGAACCAGCACATTGAGCTGGCCTCTGCCATCAGTTACACGTCCCCGGCTGGCACAATCGTCAATGCCGAGCACGCGGCCATTGGGAACAAGGCCATTGCATTCTGCGGCACTTCCGGCGTGCAAATTGGATGGCTTGCAAGCCAAGCGGATATGCTGGCCGACGACTGGGAAATCGTGGAGTAAAGGAAGGAGCGCATCATGGATATTACGACCATCATTGAAGCGGCGGCTGCCCTTGTGGCTGCCGTCATCACCGCCGTGGTCATCCCCTATATCAAGAGCCGGACCACGGCCCAGCAGCAGGCGGAGATCAATGCCTGGGTGAAAATCGCCGTGACGGCGGCGGAGCA